CGTCTACCTGTGAAGGTAGATCTTTCGACCATCACCGACCCAGGTGTAAATCTGGATTCGGTTGTTACGAAAGACGAGGTCACCCGTTTTTGACGGGTGCTTCGCGGTCGCCTCCGGGTACCTCGACTTGAGACGGTCAGGTTCCGGGAATGGCTGTTCTCCCTAAAGGCGGGTCCAGCTAAAGGGCAAGCGCTCTTTAACTGGCCTACCGATCTCAGTAATCTTACTGAGACCCTGATCCAGGATCTCTCCCGGATCGGGGGGGAGGTTTTCCAGACTAATCTGGAGAAACTGAGGGCGAACCTGCCTGCCATCGCTAGAGTCTTTCCTGTTAAGGAAGGGCCCCTTCGACGGCTGGTAGGGATCGCGGACATGGAAGGAAAGACTAGGGTGATTGCCATTGTTGACTATTTTAGTCAGAATGCTCTCTACCCTCTCCATGAATTCCTCTTCCGCATCCTTAGGCAGATTCCTCAGGACGTGACATTCTCCCAGGGGTCCTTTGGGGACCAGGTGAAACAGTGAGGAGAAGACATTGTCTTCTACTCCCTGGATCTCACTGCGGCTACCGATAGGTTTCCGATTGAGATCATCGCCCGGGTCCTTAAGGGATTCTTCCCCGAGGATTTTGTCGAGGCCTGGAGACGAGTCATGATCTCCCTACCTTTTAGGTATGAAGAAAAGGGCAAGTCTCAGGACGTCCACTACCGGGTAGGTAACCCTATGGGCGCCTACTCGTCGTGGTCCTCCTTCGCTCTAGCCCACCACTTTGTGGTGTGACTAGCTTGCGACAGGACGAAACGGTCCTGGGTCTCCTGTAAGTATGTTCTCCTAGGAGATGACATTCTTATTGGAGACCCCCTGGTTGGGGAGGAGTACCGGAGGATTATGTCCTCCCTCGGGGTAGGTATCTCGGACCCGAAATCGTGGATCTCTACCGAGACCTGCGAATTCGCTAAGAGGTACCTTTACCGAGGAGAAGAGATTACCCCCTTTCCGATCTCCGCCGTGATGGACAACCTTGGGGAGATTCCTCTCCTTGTGTCTGCCCTTAGCGGCGAAGAGAAGAAAGGTCTGGTACCTCGGAACGGTATCCCTGGTTCTGTTGGTGCGCTGGCCG